TTACTACTTCCAACATCAAGTTTTAAATATACTGATTTTCTAGCAATAATATCGTTGGAGTAAGGAGTTGCCTCAATTTGAATAATGTCATTTTCAACAGATGTAGAACTTACATTTATATTATCTATACGTATTTCACCAGTCATATAATCTACTGTACCAACAGAGGTTGTCTCAATAACAACCTTATTATTTTCGATGGAGAATAAGAATAAAGTTCCAGATTTTAAATCAGACTTTGGAATGTCTGAGATATAAAGTGTCTTGGAATTTCCTTGAATTTTGAACCCAGTGGATCTTACATTATATCCACTTGGAGAAACATTAAATCTATTTTCAAAGCAAATTTCATAATTAGTTGGGTTCTTGATAATACCAATATTCCTTCTAATTATAACTCTAGTAATATTTGACGTAATAGAATCATTTGTAGCATCTATTGATCTCAATGCCTTACTATACTTAAATCTTCCACCAAATCTATTCAAGTCTGAAGAATTTGAGTAAGAATCTAGTGATGTATAAACTTGTGATTCCAGATCACTAACAGAATTCACTAAATTTGAATTATAATAAACTGTAGAATCCAATTCTACGTATAGTACATTGATATCAGTAAATCTGACGTTAATTCCTGCTACACTATATTGCTTTAATGAATTTAAGATTGATTGTTTTGTAAATTCTGACAAATAATCAGAATTTTTTGGTTTAACTGCCAAATATACTGTTCCATATTCTGGTGGAGTGAGTTCTTCACCCCCATAAGCAGTCACAGACTCTACATTTGGGAATATAGAAGGTAAAAGTGCCTCATAATCATTTGCTGTCACTGCTCTATACTGCGATGCATACAGTCTTGGAGCATAATAACGTACAGATTCGGTAGGTTGAATGCTATCTCCGTTCTCTGCTGCCGAATTTGTGATGACTGAACCAACACTTCCACTTAAATTTGATAAATCTTCACCAACTAGTGTGCCTGAGAATGTGAAATTTGAGGCACCATTGCCATCTTTTCCATCTGTAGTGATATAACTTACTGTAATGACACTTCCATTTTCAGGTTTTTTGCCAAAAATACCATCTCCGAAGAAAATTTCATACTTTTCGTCAGAAATTTCCTGAACCAAGAAGATTTGTGATTGAGAATTGATGCCAATTATGTTATCTACGTAAGAATATTGCTCTGTTGTACCATTTACAGCAACTTTTACACGAATTGTTGAGGTATCAATATATGGATTTGGTAAAATATACTTCTGATTTGGTTGAGAATTATCAACTGTGAAGGTTTTTGTTAAAAATGTACCCTGATAGATGTCAATTTCACTTAAAAATGCTTCTCCATCATCAACTCCAACTGTAATATCTTCAGGAATTGAGAAAATGTATGAAGTATTTCTCTGATTTCCAGTACAAACAATCCCTGCCTTGAGTGTAGCAGTCTTTAAATCAGTATTTTCTAGTCCAGATGCTAACATTGAGACATTTGCCTTTGCTGCTCTTCTAGATAAAGGCACAAATCCAATGTTTCTTGCCAAAGAAACTACATTCTCTCGAAGTGTGGCACTATCCAAGAAGGATTCATTTGCCACCATATTACTGTTATAAGCAGTAATATAAGTGTTGTAGGCAAGAATATCAATCAGGACAGATAAATTAGAACCTTCAAAGTCAAAATCTGTAAAGGTGCTATTTGACCTAAGATAATCTTTAATGGATGTTTTGACTAGATCAAAGTCTAGATTTGTAAATTGAGTAAATGCCATTAGTATCTTGTTGGTTGTAATACGAAGGTTATATTTTGTGTAGGAACAGCAAGTCCAACAATGTCATAAATGATGAAAACCTCCATCTCATTTTGATCTGCCCTTAAATCAACATTTACTTGCCTTAAATTAACTCGTGGTTCGAAGTTATTAATTGTAGTACTAATCTCTTCTGTGATTGGATCGACAATTCCAGAATCTGCAAGTTCAAATAACATCGATTCCACATTTGATCCCAGAAGAGAATTAAAAAATCTCTCACCAATTCTAGTGCGAACTAGATTGATAACAGATCTTTTAATTGCATCTTCATTTGTAATCACAGCAATATCATTGGTTACAGGATGTCTTTTAAAAGACAAACTGATATCTTTAAAATATCTTGATACTGCAGATTCTACTGGCACTTGATATTAGGAATATAATACTTATATTTATTGTGGTTTACCATAAGAAGGTTCAGTTCCATACTCCCAATCATCATAATCTTCGTCATTGCGAATTCTCTGGTGAAGATCAGTTTGTTCTTTCAAATGATGCTTCTTCCCAATATCATCATTTACAATTTCTTGAAGAACTCTTTTTTCATTGAGTGCATTATAATCTGTAGTCAATTTTGTTGTACCCCACATTTGGTACATATAATCTTTGTTTCGATCTACTGGTAAGTTAGACATTTTGCTTCCTAATTCGATGTGAATTAGAACTTTTTACGGGGTTGCTATCCCGAAATCAGAAATATCTTTTCTATGAAGAGTTAAGTTTTTTTGAATTCTAATATCTGAATTTTTAAAGGTCCAACAGTATCCACCATTATCTAGGAAGACAACCCATTCAAGGTCGTGTTCTTGAGAACGATCAATTAAAAAAAATGCCCAGCCTGGACCTTTTGGGGTCAGGACTGGGATTTGTGGATCAAGTTGAAGCATTAGTTGCCTTGACCTCGATAACGTTTCTTTGCTCCATTACGAGATGAAGCAGAAAGTTTTGTATTTTGAGAACAACCTTGACGAGTTTTTTTGGGTTTGCTCTCAATGATTACTTTACCATTCAATGAAGGACGTTTTGCCATAATTCATTCTACCTCAATACTTTTACATTCTACCATAAGATCCTCTGGTTTGGGAACCCCTGTCTCATAAAATTGTTGAGACAGGTCATCCATTGTATTCATTAGATCCTCTTCAGAGAGATCTTTATAGATCACTCTACCATTACAAAGAATATCAAATAATTCTTGTTTTTTCATGTCCTACTCTAATTTTTGGATGACACCAAATCTCAAAGTCACATTTACGAATTGCATCAAGACAGAATGATACATCTTCACCACACATATCTTGAACTTCACCAGAATCGAAGACTTGCATCTGAGGAGCAAACCAAGGATACTTCATTTCAGGATGTTCGAACACACCTTTCTTAATTAGTACCCAACCAAATCCAGTATAGTCAACAGTGAATGGTTTTTTACGATTTGAGATCGTATCAACCATCTCATGATTCATGACACCACCATTGTTCTTGAAGTCGTCTTCATCTAACCAATGTGCGACTGAAGTGGTCTTACCATCTTCTGTTGCATACCATCCACAAGCAATGTCCTTATCCATTTGAACCAGTGCCCAGAATGCATCAGTATTGAATACAATATCACTATCAATCCAGAGTTGATAATCATAATTCAACTTACCCTGCCAAGGAAGTTGATCTGGTCCTGCAAGAACATTTGCACCAAGACACTTACAACGAGCAAAGTTCACCATTGAACTATAGTCTTGACTAATTTGAATACTCGCACCTGCTTGTACTAAATCAAAACAAAGTTGAACGAAACTCTTCAAAAACCGATATGAAACTCCTCTTCCTGGTAAACAAAATACAATTGTTTTGCCCTTAATTCTTTCTTTACATGCCTCTAGATTAAAAAGGGATTCTTCTTCTTGCTCTGGAGTTTTTGCTTTTACAGTAAATCCTTTTGCCATGTTAATACTTCAATGAGTAACTACGTAGTACCACTTCATATGATACACCAATATTTATCCCACGTCAATCACCATTGCTAGAGATTACGAGCGCCATAAGAGTGCCAGAGAAACCGGCACAAAGACACTCAAGATTCTGTAAGATCTTCTAATTCTTTCATCATATCCTCTGTAAAAGGTATCACTTCTACCTTACCAGAATCAATGTCATCGACAAGTTGTTGCAGATAATCTAGAAACTCCCTGGGATAAGTATTGTCTTCACCAAGTGACACCCAGAACCATTCTAGACATTCTGTGAAAGGGTCATCCTCTTTGAGTAGTGCATAATCCTTATAATTGTCTGTCATTAAATCAGACCATATTCTATATGCCCCTCTGATAGATTGCCACCCACTCATCCAACAATGACCTATCCAATACTCAAACCAATTCATTTTCCTGCCTTCTTACGATTCGCAAATTGTAGATATGTCTCACCTGGCATTAACCTTTTACTATAATCTGGTTTCTTCTGCACTGATGTATCATCCCCACGATCTTCTTTTGCTCTCATCTTATTCGCAGGTCCACTGATCCTACGATCCTTCTTAGGATCTGGATGCCACCAATCCCCTGCCTCATCTAAAAATTCTTGGAAAGTCTTCATTGTTCGTTTTTTAGATATTTATTTTTTAGTATCACAAACTCTTCTACTTGGAAATCCGTAGATAATCCTGCACTAATCATCTGGGAAATGTCTGTGAGTGTCTTTTGACATTCATTCAAAGTTCCCTCACAAAATACCCTGTCCCTTGCAATTAACCTATATTCCATTTTTTACCCTGGGAAATTTTTTTACGAATATGGGATTTAAGTATATTTAAGG